ATGACATTACCTGAGTTAGCATGTTGGTTTTTAGAGGGTGTACTACAAGAATTCATTGATAGAGCAAAAAACATGAAATTCATGGAAAACACAGTTCGCTCAGCTACAAAAGGTAGAGCAATTGGTATTGGTGTTTTAGGATGGCATACCTTCCTACAGGAAAAAGGAATACCATTTGCTGGTTTACAAGCAAATTCATATACACGTTTGATGTTTGATTTCATTGAAAAAGGAGCTTTAAAAGCATCCCGTGAACAAGCCATAGAATATGGCGAACCGGAATGGTGTAAAGGAACGGGACTACGCCATACACATCATTTAGCTGTTGCTCCAACAGTCTCAAATGCTCATATTTCAGGTGGTGTTTCCCCTTCAATCGAACCTTTACCAGCCAATGTTTATAATCTAAAAACAGCAAAAGGTACATTTATCAAGAAAAATCCAACATTGGAAAAACTTCTAGAATCTAAAGGATATAACATTGATAGCGTTTGGGAACAAATTGCTAGAGATAAAGGATCAGTTTTAGGATTACCAGATTATATTTTAACAAATGAAGAAAAAGAAATATTTTTAACATTCAAAGAAATTAATCCATTCGAAATAATTAGACAAAATGGTATCAGACAAAAATATGTTGATCAAGCAATCTCTTTAAATTTAACGTTTGATCCATCAGATACTCCAAAATATGTAAGTGATGTACATAAATTGGCTTGGAAAGAAGGTATTAAAACTTTATATTACTGTCGTAGTGAAAGTGTTTTAAGAGGTGATAATATTTCTCGTAATGATGAATGTTTAAGTTGTGAGGGATAATGGACTTTCAATAAATCCTACCATATGTATAATTGTAAATAAGTTTTTTAAATTGTTTTTGTTAACTTTTTAAAGCTAATTTATATAAAATGAAAAATCTACCAAAAGAAGAGCTATTAAGCAGGATAGAGGCTATTAATAGAAGTAATGCTCTTATTTACTTTGACCTTAATGGTACTATATTAGGAGTTAATGACATCTTTTTAGAAGCAATGGGTTATGGTAAAGGTAACCATGATGATATCATCGGAAAACACCATAGTATTTTTGTATGTGAAGATTATTCAAAATCATTTGAATATGAAAAATTTTGGGACATCTTAAGAAGTGGAAAGTATTATACTGGAGAATTTGAGAGAAGAAGAAAAGATGGAAGTCTTATTAATCTACAAGCAACTTATAATCCTATTTTTGATGAAAGTGGTAAGATAACTAAAATAATGAAAGTTGCTACTGACATTACTGCAATTATTAAAAGTAAAAAACAAGTAGATGCAATTAATAGAAGTACAGCTCTTATCAACTTTAATATTGATGGATTTATAACAGATGTAAATTCTATATTTTTAGAAACTATGGGGTATAAAGCCAATGAAAAAGATAAGGTCATTGGAAAACATCATAGTGTTTTTGTTAGTTATGAGTATTCAAAGTCTGATGAATATATTAAGTTTTGGGAAAGTTTAAAAAAAGGTAAATATTTTGATGGAATATTTGAAAGAAGAAAAGTAGATGGCTCTATTGTTTACCTACAAGCATCTTACAACCCAGTATTAGACAGTAAAGGTAACATTACTGATGTAGTTAAAATTGCAACTGATGTTACTGATGCTATAAATAATGAGAAGAAGATAGAGGATCTTTCAAAGAATTTACAAATAGAACTTGAGAACTCTGAAAAACTTAAAAATGCAATAGAGATAGAAAAAGATGCTGCTTTGAATGATTTAGATGTAATAATGAAAAAAAGTCAGGGTGAATTAATAAAGATTATTGTTAAAGTTGCATTAGCTGTTATAGTTGGAGTTGGGGTTGTAACAACAGTATTATATTGGGCGGCCATTATAACAGGACAAGACACACAAATAATAGGATCAACTTGGAGTAATATGTTCAGTGTATTATTAACAAATGCTTTTTCAATAGTTGGTACAATTATGGGTATTAAGTATGCTACACAGGATTCTAAAAAATAACAAATTATAAAAATTCTTTAATATGTATAATAAAAAGAAAATATTATGAGAAAATTTTTTAGAGAATTGATTTCGGATGATAACCATATCAACGAACAAGCATTTGTGGGAGTAATATCGTTTTTTGCAATGGTATTTGTTCTTTTAATTGATGTAGCTACAGGTATTTGGAGTAAAGAGTTAATAATTAAAGAATTTATTTTTGATGGATTTATGATTCTTACTTTAGGTACTTTTGGAATTACAACAGCTGGAAGAATTTTTAAATTAAAGAAAAAAGCAGAAGAGAAAAAAGAAGAAACTTCAGAAGAAGTAGTAGATTAATAATAAAAATAAACAACATGCAATTAAGCAAAAATTTAGCATTAGCAGAAGTAATAAGATCAGAAACTGCTAAAAGAAGAGGAATTAGTAATATGCCTACACCAGAGCATATTGAAAATTTTAAAAAACTAGCTGAAAAAGTGTTCCAACCAATCAGAGAACATTTTGGAGTCCCAATCCATATTTCATCAGGATATCGTTCATCTGCACTTAATAAAGCTGTTGGTGGTTCATCTAGTTCACAACACTGTTCAGGTGAAGCTATTGATATTGATATGGATGGTACATCTATTACTAACAAGCAAGTTTTTGACTTTATAAGAGAAAACTTAGAGTTTGACCAAATGATCTGGGAATTTGGTACAGATGCTAACCCAGATTGGGTACATGTTTCTTATGAATCAACAGGAAAACAACGTAAACAAATTTTAAAAGCAATTAAAAAAGGTGGTGCTACATCTTACGTACCATACAAATAATTTTACAATTGAAAAAAACAAAGCATGAAATTAAACGAGCTTAGAGAACTTATTAGAAGAGAAATCCCCAACATTTTAAATGAAGGGGATGCTCTTCAATATAAGGTAAAAGGAATTCTTATCACAGATACAACAAAAAGACCTCAACAAGATATTTTATCGAATATTAGAGCTCTTACTGGAGTAACTATAGTTTCCTCTACTGAAATAGAAGGACAAGATTATGCTCAAAACAATCCAAATTTACGTGTTATTTTAAATCTTAAAATAGATGGTTATCCTTTCTCCAAACATGGAGGATTTTCAAAAGACGTTATTATCAATAAAGTAATTCCTGCTGTTAGAAGAGTTGAAGGAGTAAAAGGTTTTTTAGTAGATCCTAACAACATAACCTTAATGTAAGATGGCAAAAACAACTACAACCACTAAAAAAAGAGAACACAGTGTTTCTAGACCAGGAGTTCATGCAAAATCAAAAACATCAAAGAATAAAAATTCTAAAAATTATAAAAAACCATATAACGGTCAAGGATAATATAATTTAAAACATTAAAAAATAGCTTGGATATTACATCCGAGCTTTTTATATTTTAAAACATTATGAAAGAAAAATTTTTACCTTATTTTTTACTATTTTGTGCCTTAGGTTTATCTATTACAGCCGCATATTATAGTGTTATGGGATTATCCATATTATTTGCTAGCGTAGCCATACCCGTTATAGTAATGGGTTCATTTCTGGAGGTATCTAAGATAGCAATAGCTACATATTTACACGACCAATGGAAAAAAACATTGATTGGTTTAAAAATATATTTAACCGTAGCCCTTATAACCTTATCATTTATAACCTCTTTAGGTATATATGGTTTGTTAACCACAGGTTTTCAAGAAAATATATCCAAAATGGAGATAGGAGATAAACAAATTGAAAATCTTCAAATAAAAAAAGATAGATTCGAGGAAATAAAACAAGAATTTACCCTCGAAAAACAAACTCTAGATGCAGATATATCAAATTTAAGAAACGCCCTCTCAACAAATACTACCACACAATCAGTGGATAAACAAACAGGACAACTAATAACTAGAGCAAACAACGCTAATAGACAATCATTTGAGAATCAATTGAATTCTGCGCTAGAAAATAAAAACAGAATATCATCCAAAATAGAATCACTAAACGATAGTATTACCTCTCTTGATATTCAGATATTAAATATGGTATCCCAAAATGAATTGGGGAATGAATTAGGGGCTATAAAATATGTAAGTGAGATAACAGGAAAACCTATTAAAAATATAGCTAACATCTTTATACTTTTGATTATATTTGTATTTGACCCTTTAGCCATCATATTAGTAATAACAACAAATCATGCTTTTAAAAATTTAAGAAAAAAAGAAGATAAACCTGAGATAAAAATAGAAGAAAAACCACATCCACAACTCCTAGTTGAAACCCCTACAATAAAAGATAATCAAGAAGAAATAAGAAAATTAGAAGAAGAAAAAAATAAACTAATCAACTTAGGAGTAAATTATATGGCAAAAGACAATATCATACATGATATACAAGAAAAAATAAATAAACTTAAAAATAATAATGAAAATATTATAGAATATTAGGTTTTTAGATTATTTTTTCATATATTCAAATAAAAAAGGTTATGTTATTTAAAATTAGTAATCCCGAATTAGTTATTAAGCATATTAAAAAACTCCAACCCTTAAATTATAACCAATTTAGATGGTGGAGACAATTTGATTCAAAAACTAAACTATTACCTAAAGGTTCATCCTTACAAAATCGAATCAAAAATAAAGAATTTGAATTTTCACACTACTATTGGCAAGCTCAATATTGTGAGATGAGAATCAATGAAAAGGTAAAATCATACAATGGTGACATACAACGTTTGATAGAAAATGATGGAGTTGAATTAGCTCGAAGAAAAAGATTATGGGAAGATTTTGAAAAAAACGAATCAGAAAATCTCCAAGAATTACAAAAATTATTTCTTAGAGAATTTATCATAACCCCAGAAGAATACGATGAACATATTATAAATTTTAATGGTACTTTAGAAGAATTTTATATGTACTGTTTAAAAACATTTGATTTATCCGGGAAAAAAGCTGATAGAAGAGGTAGACCTCCCAAACAAAAATCCATATATTAAAAATAAAAAATGAGAAAAATACTTATAAGTCATGAAGTTCCACATTGTTTGTTGGAAAAAAGTTTACAATTTAATGACTACCAATATGCTTTAGTTCATCTTTTAGAAACAAACGAGGAATATAGAAATCATTTCCTCAAATGTAAAGAAGATGGAATTGAAATATATTTAGATAATAGTTTACATGAATTGGGGTATGCAATGGATGATACTACTCTTCTAAAATGGATAAACATTTTAGAACCATCAACATTCTTCATCCCAGATGTATGGGAAGATACATCTAGATCAATAGTAAATGCAAAAAGATGGGCAAATATCAAATTACCAAACAATGTAACAAAATGTGCAGTAGTTCAAGCAAAATCATATCACGATGCCGCCCTTTGTACTCAAACATATAAAGATCTAGGATATAAAAAGATAGCATATTCATATGGGGCATCATATTACAATGATATTTGCCCTCACCTAAATAAAGATTTAGGAAAAGCCATTGGAAGATTCATAGTTATCTCTAAATTATATGAACAAAAAATCATCTCCAAATCGGATAGACTCCATTTGCTGGGTACCGCATCTCCTGTTGAATTCGGGATGTATAAAAACATTGAATGTATAGAATCAATTGATACCTCAAACCCAATTATGGCTGCTATTGGAGAAATGCCCTATACAAACATGGGCCTATCCTCAAAACCAATAGCTAACATGAATAACTTTCAGGATATGAAATTGGAGGATATAAATGAGGATATTATAGAATACAATGTTGAAATGTTTAGAAAAATAAATGGACTCTAATTTGGAGTCCATATCTTTTATTCATATATTAAAAATAAAAATAAATAAGTTATGGAATATTTATCTCTTTACGACTATTTAAGAAGACCTGCAGGTCCTGAATTAGGACTAAAAGTTGCTCACGAGGCACAAATTCAAGGAATACAAATTAAAACACGAGAAATCTCTAATCCAAAATATACTGGAAAAGTATATCTTTATCCTAAAGATTTTTTAGATTTTTATTTCAGAGAACCAGAAGAAGATTTACCTGAAGGACATGATTGGATGGGAAATCTTGAAGATGATGATTTACCATTTTAAAAAAATATAGTTATGAATAACGGAAAAACTTTTCAAGAAGAAGAATGGCTTAAAGCTATAAAAAAATTACATTCAATAATGGCTCGATTAAGATTATCAAATGAAGATGAAGAAATAATTAAACAAATAGCAAATAAATTATAAATTATGGCGAAAAATAGTGCAATTCAAAACATCGAATGTTTGCAAGGATGGTTAAACCATTTAGAGGCAAGTCGTAAGCGTAGAGGAATTAAAAGACCAACTAAAAAAGTAGTTGAAGATGAAAAATAAAAAAGCAATAGTAGTATTCTCCGGTGGACAAGATTCAACAACCTGTCTATATTGGGCTCTAAACAGATATGAGCAAGTAGAGGCTATCACATTTCAATATGGTCAGAAACATGATATTGAAGTTGAACAGTCTATGAAGATTCTAGAGAAAACAGGTGTTAAACAAATTATCGTTAATTTAGATCAATCATTAGGTTATCTAGCAGAAAGTGCTTTAACGTCTAATGGGGATGTATCTCAAATAAATAAATATGGTTTACCATCATCATTTGTCCCTGGCAGAAATGGTATTTTTCTATATAATGCATATGTTTATGCTTTAAAAGCAGGAGCAGATGCTTTGGTAACTGGTGTTTGCCAAACAGATTATAGTGGATATCCTGATTGTAGACGTGATTTTATCGATCATCTATTAAAAACCATGGAAATGGGTGTATTTGGAGATACTGCTAGTGGTTTAACGATAGAAACACCTCTAATGTATTTAGATAAAGCAGATACATTTAAGTTAGCTGAAGATGAAGGATGTTTAGAAGAAGTAATTCAATTATCCCATACATGCTATAATGGTCAACGTCTATATCAATTTGAATGGGGATGGTCATCTGAAAAAGGAACTGAAGATGATCCATTTTGCCCAGCATGTCAATTGAGAGCAAATGGATGGGAAGAATATAAAAAACGATATAACTCATGAAACTATCAAACACAGACCAATTAATAGAACAAGATAGATTATATGGCTATTGCCATAAAACTAAAGAGTATGAGGAATGTGCTCAAGTAATCGATGTAATTGATTTTAAAGGTAGAAAAGGTATAAAAGGATTGGATCCCGAAGGTAATAAATTATATACTCAGATATCCACCAGTTTGTATGAACAATTAATAGAAAAATTTGAAATATTAAAAATAAAATAAAATGTCAAAATTCCAATCAACAAAATTATTCGACGGATATTCAGCATGTTTTCGCCAATGGAAAGCAGATGGTACACACTGTCGATTTCTTCATGGATATGCTGTATCATTCCGTGTATGGTTTGAAGGCGAGTTAGATCATCGAAATTGGGTCTTCGATTTCGGAGGGATGAAACGAGCTAAAACAAAAATTCATGGTTTATCTCCAAAAGATTACTTTGCATACCTCTTGGATCACACAACAATTGTAGCTCAAGATGATCCATATCTAGAACAATTTAAACAAATGGATATAGATGGAGTAATCCAACTTAGAATTTTAGATGATGTGGGATGTGAAAAATTTGCAGAACATCTATACAATACCATCAATGATTTCTTATTCAAAGAAACCAATAGTAGAGTTAGAGCAACAAGAGTAGAAGTATATGAACATGAAAGAAATTCAGCTAGTTATGGAGAGTAAAATTGGAAGATTAACAGAAGAAGAAAAATCAAAACCCTATGGAATAGTAGAACTCTATCGTTGTGTTCAATCTGAGGGAAGTAGATTTGGTAGACCAACCATAGCAGTAAGAACCACGGGTTGCACACATCGTTGTTTCTTTGGTGATGGTGGATGGTGCGATTCATGGCAAACTTCAATCCATCCAGAAAAAGCTCAATATAGTTTTAACGATGTAATTAAAATATATGATGAAAATCCTCATATAAAAGAAATGATGCTTACAGGTGGTTCTCCAACTATGTGGCCTAAACTTGTAAATGAATTAACTCATTTTGCAAATGAAAGAGGTATATTAATTACAATAGAAACTGAAGGTTCACATTTTCTTGAAACAGATTATCCAATTGGTTTAATCAGCCTTAGCCCTAAATTTTCAAATTCAATTCCCGTAATAGGTGAACTTACACCACAAGGGAAAGTCACCGATCAAAGAATGATAGATCAACACAATAAATTTAGACAAAACCATTCCGCTATCAATGCTATGCTGAATTATCATACAGATTATCATTACAAACCTGTTTGGGATGGAACTAATGAAATCCTTGAAGAAATTGAAACTTTCAGATTAATCCATAATATTCCAAAAGATAAAACATATATAATGCCTGCTGGAGATTCACGTGAGGAATTAATTAAAATGTATCCAATAGTGTTTGAAATGTGTGCTGAAAAAGGATATAATATGACTGGTAGAGATCATATAATAGCATATGACCGAGCTAGATTTGTTTAACTCCAAAATAAAAATTTAATATGTATACAACAACCACAACATTTGGAGACTACCAAATCAATTATATTATAATAAAATGAAACAACTACTATATTTTAGTGCTGGGTGGTGCCAACCCTGCAAACAATTTAAACCAATAATGGAATCCCTACAATCAGAAATGTCTATTACATTTATTGATGTAGAGGCCTCCTCTCAAACCGCCGCACAATATAACGTGCGTTCTGTTCCAACAACAATTTTGATTGAAAATGGATTTGAAAAAGGTAGATTAGTTGGAGTAAAATCTGCAAACGATATTAGATCTCTATATAATAGATAATTTGGAGGAGCGAAAGCTCCTTCATATATTCCAATAAAATTAAAAGTTATGGGAAGAGGTAGACCTTCTAAAAAAACCACTACAAAACAACCTATAGTTCGAACGGGCCGTCCTGCTTCTGAAAAGATTGTTACTTGTGTTGTTTATAAAAAACCAAATGGTAGAAAATATTACCTAAATACCTATATAAACTTTAGTATAGATTCTATTATCACCAATAGAAAACATACTCCTCTTATCCAAGATGATTATGAAATCATTGACATTGGTATAGGAAAATCGTTTATTGAAAGATATAAAAAACAATATAAAATAAAGGAAATAACAATTAAAGATTAACATGCAAGAAAACAATCGTAAAAAACAACACACAGATCTAGAGTGTGTACCTGTAGGATTTGCAAATGGTGTTGCACCTGGTTTCCCATTAACTGAGGAACAAAAATGGGAAATGGTAGATAAAGCAGAAAAAGCATATGGGGATTTCTTAACAGCATTGGGTGTGGATTGGGAAAATGATCCAAACTCAAATAACACTCCTCGCAGAATAGCCAAAAAATATATATTTGAACAGTGGAAAGGACGATATGATGCCCCACCAGCAATTACATCATTCCCAAGTGATGGATATCAGGGATTAGTTGTTCAGACAAACATACCACTAACCAGTCAATGTTCTCATCACCACGAAACTATTTTGGGTAGAGTTCATATAGCATATATTCCTGGAGAGGATGCTAGGGTGATTGGTTTATCTAAACTAAATCGCTTAGTTGAACATTTTGGTCGTAGAGGAGCTATCCAAGAACAACTCACAATGGCTATCCACCAGGCAGTAGATAAAGTATGTGAAGGAAATATTGGTGTAGCAGTAACAATAATAGGAGAACACCAATGTGTAAGCTGTAGAGGCACAAATCACGTAGGTTCTGCTATGGTTACAAACCATCTAACAGGGGTATTTATGAACAAACCAGAAGTAAGGCAAGAATACTTCAAATCCGTAGATATGGCTAGTCAATATAAAATGCTTCATTAATATACTTCAAGAAGAGGTGAAAAAGTCGGTAGGGTATAATATGTATAATAAACATATTATTATGATCGGAATATACAAAATCACCTCTCCCACCAACAAAATATATGTTGGTCAATCCATTAATATTGAAAAAAGATTTAAACAATATAAAAGATTAGATTGTAAAAAACAACCCAAATTATATAATTCACTTCAAAAACATGGGGTTGATGCTCATATTTTTGAAATACTTGAAGAATGTTCTTTAGATGAATTAAACGTTAAGGAGGTATTTTGGAAACAAAAATACAATACAATATCTGAAGGTTTAAATTGTGAATTATTTGATATAGGACAAGGTCCCCGTTCAACCCATGTTAAGAATAAAATAAGTAAATCTATGCTTGGTAAAACTAAAACAGAAGAACATTGTAAAAATTTAAGTATAGCAAAAACAGGAATCCCAAGCTCAAGAAAAGGAAAACCGGATCTAAAACAAAAAGGTAAACCAAAACCTGGAGCAGGTGGTAAAGGGCAACCTAAAGTCGGAGCTGGGCCAAAAAGGGGAAATCAAATATTTAATATAGAAACTGGAAAGATATATAATTCTATAAAAGAATGTATGGATTTTGAAATAATTTCAAAGAAAAAAATGTTTCTTCTTTTAAAAGATCCTCAAAGTAATTACAAATATTTAAATAAAAACTATTGGAAATATAAAAATTAATTTGTATATTGCATTAAAAATAAACAATGGAGGACATCAAATCTAAAATATATCTAACATGGGATGATATTGATAATCTAGTTAATATTTTATCCAAACAAACCCCCCCAAACATAACATCAGTTATGGGATTACCTCGGGGAGGTTTAATCCCAGCTGTTATGTTATCTCATAAATTAAACCTCCCACTTGTATATTTCCCTTTAGAGAATACATTAATTGTTGATGATATTTGTGATACCGGAAAAACATTTGAGAGAATAAATGCTAATTATTTTGCATGTTTACATTATAAACCTCATACCTCAAGTTTTAAACCAACAATATGGGCCAAATCACATGAAGGGGATGAATGGGTGATATATCCATGGGAAAATGAAAATGCAGATGCAATACAAGACTATTTAAAATAAAGTTATATGACACAATTAGAGAAAAAACAAGAAGAGCTCATTAAATTACTCAGAAACCAGGTTATAGATTTATCTATGATGTCTAAAATTGAATTTGGAGATGACGTAATCCAAGAATGGACTCGACTTAAAGAAGAAATTGAAGACGCCAAATCTCAATCTAACTACGTACCCTTCATCTCAGAAGTAGAAGAATTTAACAATGCTATGGGTAAATCATGGCAAAATCGTACAACCCCAACAATCAATAAAGAAGATGCGGATTTTGTAATCAACTTTATACAAGAGGAACTAGATGAATTAAAAGAAGCAGTTGAGAAAAATGATATTGTAGGAGTACTAGATGCGATTCTAGACATTACATATGTTGGATTAGGAAATGGAGCTTTAGTATTTGGATTAAAAGACAAAATAATCCCAGGATATGCAGAAGTGCAAGCCTCCAATTTATCTAAAATCTGTAAAACAGAGGAAGAAGCAATAGAGACTGTGAAAGTTAGAAGTGAACAGCAAGGTGAGGCATGCCATTATGAGAAAGTTGGAGATGGATATGTTGTATACAGAAGTCGAGATATGAAAGTTATGAAAGCATTATCTTATTTTTCACCCGATTTAGAGCAATTCTTTAAATAATATTTTTTTACATATTTATAATAAAACAATAAAAAATGAACAAAGAAATATTACGCATGCAAATATTGGCGGGTATTATTACTGAGGGTCAATATAAACGACTTTTAGAAGACGAAGAAACAATTAATTATATATTAGATAAAATATCTACTCAAGGTAAAGATTCTTTAACACCTGCAGAAAAAACTTATTTAGATAATTATTCTAAAGGAAAAAAAGATTTAGAAAAACCTTATATAAATAATAATATCCCTGAAGATTTAAAAGAATTTTTATATGATATGGTTGATCAACATCTCCCCGAAGATGCTGAAGATAGAGATATCATTGAATTTATTTGGGAAGATGAAGAATTTGGTGATGAAGATTCATATGGAGAATATGCTCAAATGTTTAAAGATGCACATAAATATATTTCTAAAAATGGAGGTAAAATTACAGTAACATTTGAAGATTATCCCTCTATAACCTTTATATCATTAAAAAAAGGTGACATAAAAGTTACCACTTCAATAAAACTAAAAGACTTTAACCCTGATGACTTTTCAGATTATTTTGGCTCTATAAACCCATCAGAATCATAATAAAAAATTTGGTAACCTTACCATTTTTTTAATTTTTCATAATATGTATGATAAAAATCTAGATAAAATGACACAAGAACAACTTAGAATGCAGATGTTAGCTGGTATTATTACCGAAAGTAAATATAAGCAACTTTTAGAAGATATGGAGGTTGTAGATCGAATTCTAGATAAAATATCCGCACAAGGTAAAGATTCACTTACTCCTGAAGAAAAAGAATATTTGAATAAATATTCTCTAGGGGGAAGAAAAATGAAAGACCCTTTTAAAAAACACCCCAAAGGATTTAAACCCATCAAAACCTATTCAGAAGATAATGAAACTCAAGAAGGAGAAATAATAGCAGCATATGAATCCCCTGGAGAAGGATGGGACAAAAACAACCCAGATATAGTATATGTTGTAAAACGTAACGATGGTTTTTATGTTACTACATACATTGCATTTGGCATTCCAGATGAAGAAGGCCCATTTAATACATTACAGGATGCTGAAAAGATGGCATATGATATAATGGAAGAATTAAAAGAAGATTGGTAATAACATTTTTTCAAACAATATATTAAAAAGCTTGCCTATCAGCAGGCTTTTTCTTATCTTTATATAAATCAAGTCTATGTATCAAAGTATTTTTTATAATCGTCAACCTGGAGACGACCAATATCATTACTATTTGAGGGATGATAAAAAAGGTATATCCTGTTTCCAATATTGGCCTACCCTCTATAAACTAGATGAGGAAGGTGAATTTGAAACGTTGTTTGGAGATAGATGTTCTCCTATTCAAGGTAGATATGATAGAAAAGATCCTACCATATTGGAAAAAGACATTGACCGTGAACTGGTTCTGTTGCGGGATTTATATTATAAAACAGATGATAGACCATCATACCATAATATAGTTTATCTAGATATTGAGATTGAAATTTTAGGTGCTCTTACCCCACATACCATCAGAGAGGCAAATGCGGAAATAACCGCAATTGCCCTAATTGATGTTTCAACAAAAGAGAAAATATGTTTTATCTTGGATAAAGAAGGTAAAATGGAGGAAGCAAATATAAATGGGAAAATTGTTATCCCTTGCTCCTCTGAAAAACAACTACTCTCTAAATTTTTAAACAAATGGGAACAAATGGATCCCACCATTGTTGTAGGATACAACTCAGATTTCTTTGATATTCCTTATTTATATTACCGCATCAGAAAAATAATGGGGGATGAAGTTTTACGTTTATCTCCTATTAAAAAAATAGAGGAAAATATAAACAATGGAAATTCTCCAATCAAAATTGGGTTAGTTAACAGTTTAGATTATATGCTTTTATTGAAAAAGTATATTATGAAAGAAGAATCATCTTACAAGTTAGGTGATATTGGATTAAAATATGCTAAACTAGGTAAAATAGAATATAATGGTAGTTTAGATAAATTATTTGCTGGGGATAAAGAAAAGTATGTTGATTATAATATTCGAGATGTTGAAATTATAGAGGCATTAGAGGAAAAACAAAAATTTATTGAATTAACTGTTTTGATCTCTCATCTATGTCACACCCCATATGAATCTATATACTATAACACAACATTGAATGAGGGTGCTATTTTAACATATCTAAAACGTAAAAACATAGTTGCCCCAAATAAACCTACCACAACAAACCCTACCATTAGAGAATTGGAGGTTGGAGATCATATTATTCACCAACGTGGTACATCCACGATTGAGGGTCATATATATAGTTTTGAGGATGAAAAAATAGCAATAGTTAAAACATTATCAAATAAATTTATTCATCGTACTGTTAAATCTATCCGAAAAAAAGATTCATATGCTGGTGGATATCTTCTTGATCCTATACCTGGATTATACTCAGATGTATCTGACCTTGACTTTACATCACTATATCCTTCAATCATCAAATCTTTGAATTTAGGAGTTGAAACCTTAATGGGTAGAATTGTTACAAAAAATAATTATGAACAACATAATTCACTTGAACAACTCAAACAACGTGATCCTGAAGAGAAAATTCATATCCAAAAATTAGATAAATATTCATATAGATTAAAAGATGCTCATATTACTATAGGTAATCTAATTAAACTTATAGAAAATAATAAATGGACTATTTCAGCTAGTGGAGCATTTTTTAGAACAGATACTAAAAGTATAGCTTGTGAGGTATTGGGAGATTGGTTTGATAAACGAAATCATTATAAAGGATTAAAGAAAAAAGCAGGTAAATCTGAAGATTGGGAAAATTATAAATTATATGATTTATATCAAATGGCTTTCAAAATCCTCCAAAACGCTCTTTACGGTACATATGCTATTAACTCCTGG